TAGTATTGCAGCAGCAGTTTTAATCATTGCTGAATATCAATACAAGTCTGCATTTGTTGTAGATCAGGAGATCAATCTCCTTGCATGCTTAACTCAATTAATGCTTGAATGCGAATTCAAGTAGCATCCAGTGACCTTTACAAAGAGGTAAAGGAACTTGTCTTAAGTCCTGATTTTCCTTGGCATTGGCATGACAAAGCATACAATGATGATGAGGTTACTGAAGGTAGAACAAACTTTGGTTTCTTCTCACATGTAGTCTTAGAGAGACCTGGTTTCACATACCTAACTCCTAAGATAAATTCTGATCACTTTCCATTGTTTCATGATTTATTTGTTGAGATCTGTAGAGACAATAACATTGACCCTAAAGTAATTTACAGGATCAATGCTAACCTGACTACTGAATCACATCACAACAAATATGGTCCTGACCACACAGACCATGACTTTCCTCATAAGAATATGTTAATATACTTAACAGGAACTCATGGAGGTCTTACTAAAGTTGGAAACACCAACTACTCTTGTATGCCTAATGAAGCAATTGTTTTTGAAGGTGTTCACGCACATATGGAACCTACGTCTGGAAGACGAGTAGTTCTAGTTTACACATTTTTATGATTATGACTAACAAATTTATTAGAAAACGTGAAAAGATTAAAGCACAGGTAAAGTCCAGATTCTACTACTGGTTCTGGGGTGCTATGGCAGGTGCTGTTGTAGGTGGTCAACTATATGTTGGATCTTCATACAGACAAATGGCAAGATCAATGGACAGATGGTTTGAAGAGACCATTGAGATGATACAAATTCCACTAAAACCTCCAACGGGACGCATGATGCCTGTTCCAATGCCTAGTCCAGATTACTATGACGATCCTATGATTATCAGATGACATCTTTAAAAACACCACTAAGATATCCTGGCGGTAAGTCTCGTGCTACTAAAAAGATGGCACAATATTTTCCAGACCTTAGAGACTATACTGAATTCCGTGAACCTTTTCTTGGAGGTGGATCTGTAGCGTTATACGTTACACAGATGTATCCTCATTTGGAAATCTGGGTCAATGATCTATACGAACCTCTGTATACATTTTGGAAACAACTGCAAAAGCATAGTGATGAACTTAGGAACCAACTTGTTCAACTCAAGCAAAAATATCCTGATCCGTCTTCGGCAAAAAATCTCTTCTTACAATCCAAAGAGTATCTTACTAGACACCCAAGAGATTGCGATTTTAAGGCTCGTGCTGTCGCTTTCTATGTTGTTAACAAGTGCTCTTTTTCTGGTCTCACTGAGTCCTCCTCGTTCAGCAAACAAGCGTCTGATTCAAACTTTTCAATGCGAGGAATTGAGAAACTACCACACTACGGAAGACTTATCAAAAGGTGGGAAATCACTAATCTGCCATACGAAAAATTATTGACAGACGATACTAATGCATTCCTATACCTAGATCCTCCGTACGATATCAAGGCAAACTTGTATGGAAAGAGAGGCACAATGCATATTGGATTTGACCATGATTCTTTTGCAAGAAGGTGTGATAGAGTCGAGTGTGATCAAATGATATCTTATAATTCTTCTAATTTAGTAAAGCAAAGATTCCAAGGTTGGAAAGCACAAGAATACGATCATACTTATACTATGAGATCTGTAGGTGACTACATGAAAGATCAAGAACAACGCAAAGAACTTCTCCTTTTAAATTATGGCATACGATGAAAGATATCCTCTAAAGGATTATCTAAACTCAATCAACCTCAGTAAAGATTATTTGATGGATGAGGATCCTGCATGGGAGAAAAACTATCCTTCATATGTAATCAATAAATGCATGTCGCATCATTTGGATACGATCATGTATGCTAATGAAATGAATATACATTCTCATATAGATAAACGTTTGCAATATGATTTCTTTATAAATATCGTGAGACCCCGAAAGAGATTTTCTCCTTGGGGTAAGAAACAGAAAGTGAAAGATCTTGACCTTGTTAAAAAATACTATGGTTATAGTAATGATAAAGCATATCAAGCCTTAGAGATCTTAACTCCATCCCAACTTAATTACATTAAGGATAAACTGAACAAAGGAGGTAAGACCAGATGAATGAAGTTAAAGAAGTCCAGTGGACTAAGAATGATATGGTTGAAGTGAATTTAAAAGAACCAGACGATTTTCTAAAGGTTCGTGAGACACTTACTCGTATCGGTGTAGCATCTCGTAAAGAGAAAAAGTTATACCAGTCCTGTCATATTCTACATAAGAAAGGACAATACTATATCGTGCATTTCAAAGAATTATTTGCTCTTGATGGTAAGAAAGCAAATCTATCTGAGAATGATGTGCAACGTAGAAACAGAATTATTAAATTACTATCTGACTGGGGACTAGTTGAAATTGTAAATGTATCAGCAATCTCAGACGCTGCTCCATTAAGTCAAATTAAAGTAATTGCATACAAAGAGAAAGGAGATTGGACGCTTGAGTCCAAATATAACATCGGGAAAAAACGTCAAGTCACAGAATGATATATAGTTTAGTGTTATCATATCAGCATAATGGCAGACGCAAAGAAAGTAGAGGATAAACCAAAAGGTCCTCTAGGAAAAATCAAAGAGTTCAGTGAAGATAAAGAAGAACAACTTGCTATCCTAAGTACATTCGTACGTCTGGGTATTTTGATTTGGAGTGGTGGTATCTTAACTTTAAATTACGTTACGATACCTGGTTGGGAACAAGATAAAATTGATCCAACTTTTATAGCTTCGGTCTTCACAGGAGTCACAGCTACTTTCGGCATTCAAGCGGGAGGTAAGAAAAAGAATGGAGAAAGTGGTGGTGGTGCAAACATCTCTAAGAAAGACATGGAGATGCTTATTGAAAAAGCAACACAGGCAGCACCAACTCAAACTATTAAGTTAGAAGTTCCTACAGTTAAAATTACTAGTTAAAATCATGCAAAAAATTATCAACGGAATCGCTATTTTCTCAGGTGTAGTGGCACTTGGTGTAGTAGGACTAGGTGGATATGTATACATCCGTAAGGATGCTATCATTGAAGACATCAAAGAGAAAGCAATCAATGCAGCACTTGGTGGAGTAAGTGACTCTCTACCTGACATGGTAGATACACAACTACCTCCTGTAACTGGTGCACCAGTTCCCTTACCTTCAATGCCATGAACGTTAAATGGATATCAATCGGTGTAGTTGGTAGTATATTCGCAGTATCTCATCTGGGAATGATAGGTTATATTGCCAGTAGAAAGACCGAGAGTCAATTACCTAACTTGGATATACCTGTAGGTGACTATACATCTTATGTTGTATCTGCTGATAAAGATGGATACAAGATAAGTTATAGTGCTAACGATCCAAAGACAGCACTCATTACTAAGGACATCAAAGAGAAAGGTGGTTTCTTAGGACTTGCAACAGAGACAACTCAGATCACTGAAGAATACTTCTTAGATGGTAAGACTAATCAAGGCGGTGCTGTATCTAACAAGAGATCTTGGATTGATCAACCACCTGGTTTGACTGCAGAGCAATCAGCAGAAATAG